GCCCGAAAACGGTCTATCTAAGCAGGCCCAAAAACGGACAGAAGAGGATGTAGAAGCAGGCCCGAAAACGGTACAGCTTGAAACGGAAGCAGGCCCGAAAACGGACATAAGCAGGCCCGAAAACGGACATGAAGCAGGCCCGAAAACGGGCTACGGAACCATCAGTGAACCATCAGGAACCGGTAAACCTAAAAACATTACGCCACGTCGCAAGCCGGAAGGGTTCGATTTCAACGGCCGGCTACTGGCCGAGGGTGTCGCAGAAACAGCCGCCCGGGATTGGGCAACCATCCGAAAAGTGAAGAAGCTCCCGGCAACCCAAACGGCATTTGAAGGACTGCTGAGAGAGTCGGCAAAAGCGGGCGTCACCCTGCAGGCAGCAGTGACCGAATGCTGCGAACGCGGGTGGGGCGGATTCAAGGCCGAATGGCTGGCGAACAGCAAGGCGAGGGCGGGTCCATCGGCGACACCGGCAAAGATCAACGGCAGCACGCGGCAATCACGAATCGACAGCTACTGGAACCAGCGATATGGAAACGAACCGCATCAAAGCAGTGAGGAGCGAGACATCACCGGCGAGTCGGAGCGCGTTGCCTGACGCCTGGGTGCGACGGATTTTTGAGCGCATGGAGGATCGCTACGGCGACCAGTGGGCGCAGAAATTCGGGTCTGTGCCGACGCATCGAATGGCGGCAACGTGGGCGGCAGACCTAGCGGACATGAGCGGACCGGAGATTGCGCGCGGTCTAGACGCCTGCAAAGACTCGCGGTTTCCGCCAGGAGTCGCCGACTTCCGGGAGATGTGCCGGCCGCAACTCGATCACTCGGCGGCGCTTCTTGAGGCAATCGAGCAGATGCAGCGCAGGGCCAGCGACAACGACGCATGGAGTCACCCGGCGATCTATTGGGCAGCGGCAAGCATTGGGTCTTACGAGCTGCTGAACCGTTCGACGAAAGAGCTTGAGCCGCTATGGCGCCGGGCGTTTGTTGCGCAGATGGCCAAAGGCGAATGGCCGGCGATACCGAAGCGGGCGCCCGCACTGCCTGCTCCTGGGCAACAGCACACCGAGGCGCACGCAAGGAAGGTGATGGCGGAAATGATGGAGAAGCTGCGCGGAAGAGAGGCGGCGGAGTGAGCGGCCAGATCGGAAACAACGAGAGCCTCGACCCGCTGCTTTGGGCAAGGCAACCGCAGTCTCAGAACGCTTGGGATTTGATCGTCAAGGAATCAAAGATCGATCCGCGCTTCCGGGAAATCGTCGAGAAGCACGTCGCAGACGGAGTTTGCTCGGCGGATTTGCAGCTCGAATACGTGTGGTCATTCGCGGCGCAGAAGTTCGTTCGGCCTGCTTGGTATTCGCGGGTTAATTCGGAGAGGGCGGCATGAAAAAAACCGACACGGAAACGCTTGTCAAGGCGCTCCGAATTCTGGCCGTCGAGATTCAAAGCGGCGACGGAATCGCAAAAGCGGCGATTGCTGAGGCTGCAGACCGGCTGGACGAACTCGCAGCAATCGCGCTGGAGTTGCTCAAGAGCACGCGATGCGAGCAGTCGCTGCCGGAAGGCTGCCAGCGGTGCGCCATTAGTGCCCGGCTTGCGGCGATTGGGGTGATGTCTTGATTTCAAAAACGGCCACGCGATCGTGGAATTAAACGGAGCATAAAAAATGGAAACTTTCATACAACCAAAAATCACAGGCTATCGCCAGCTGAACGAAGCGGAGGCTGCGCTTATGAACGAAATCAAAGCGCGTGGCGTTGAGCTTGGCGAACTCGTCAACAAGCTGCGCAACACAGCGGGAATTGACAGCCGGTGGGCAAGCATTGGAGCGACCGACTTGCAGACTGGTCTTATGGCGCTAACGCGCGCAGTCGCCAAGCCGACGACGTTCTAAGCGCGATGTGCGGCGCCGCCCCATGCGACAACCCGGACTGTACGCATAGCGAGCAGCATAGAGCGGCGTGCGAGGCGCGAACGGTGATGCGCTGGCATCGGGCGGCGAGGAAGGATTACTACGCCAGGGTGAGCCGGGCGAGGGGCGAGAAAGCGGCGCGAGAACTGGCGGCGGCCGTATCAGAGCAATGGAAAATCGGCGCGGCGATCCCGCGATAACAGCAAAAAGGAGCATTGAAAATGGCGACATATCATGAACTGGTAGCACAGAAAAAAGAGATTGACGCGAAGATCGAAGAGGCGCGTAAGGCGGAAGTGTCGGCGGCTGTCGCTGAGGTCAAGCGGATGGTCGGCGAGTACGGGCTGTCGGCTGTCGATTGCGGATTCGGCGCCCCGGCAAAGAATACGAAGTACAAAGTGCCGGTCAAGTACCGCGGGCCGAACGGTGAAGCCTGGACAGGGCGCGGGAAAACGCCGGCTTGGGTCATCGCGCAAGAAGCGGCCGGACGCACGCGAGAATCGCTCCTGGCAAACTGACATGACGACCCGGGCGCATGCGGCGATCGCTGAAAAACTCGACCAAGTGGCGGACGAGATGCGCGCGGCGTCCGACGTCATCCGGGCTCGATCGTCTCGCACGCCAGAAAAGCCGCACCTCGTGGCGCTGTCAAGAAGCGCCCGGGTCGCCGCTCTCATGTTGCGCGCCAACATGGCCGAGTCAGACAGGGCGATGCACCTGGCTGGCGAGCTGATTGGCGTCGGATGCGGGCTGCTCGAGTGGGCCGATTACGCGCCATGCGCATCGGTCGACATGATGAGGGCAGAGAATTTGAGGGCGGTTGCCGGGTTCGTTGCGGCGAGAGCGCAGGAGATTAGGACATGACGCCAGATAGAGTCGAGGAATTCGAGGAGCGCGCCGCAATCATCGAATTCGAGTCCGGCGAGCACATCTCGCGGCAGGTGTCCGAGAAATTGGCGGCCGAGTATTTGCAGCTCACGGAAGACGAAATCGAGTTTTTGCAGGGGAGCGGTGTTGCGCGATTTTGAGCGGCGGGAATACGGCGACCCGGAAGCGGTTGCCATCAGGCGAGAGGAACAGACATGCAAGGGATGCCAGTCAATCGAGACGATAATGGCCTTTGGTGCGGAGCACGAAATCTGCGACGACGGAAGGCCGAAAGCGCGGCGGTGTCGGAAGTACAAGGCCAAGGATTTGACGACGCGAAGCGGGATCGGGTCGACAAGGTTGTGAGCATTCTGGAAGATTGGGCCAGGTGGCAGCAGGCTTATTCTGTATTCCTCGGAGCGCCTCGCCGGTCGTTGGGGTTCGACCTTGGCGGATCGGCGGTTACTGCGGAATCAGGAGAGCAGAACAAGGAAGCGGATGACCGGGAGCGGTGCAGAATCGTGGATGCGTGCATAGACAGTTTGAAGGTGCCTGCACAGAGGGCGGCTATCCATAGACGGTATCTGTCGGCGGTCTATCGCATGCGCGATTACGATCAGGCGCTGTGCGCGGCTCACGAGGCGCTGCTGGTGGCGTTTCTGGATAAGCGGCTGCTGGTGTCGTGAACGGAAAAGCCGTCAAGAAGAATTTTGACAACCATCAGGCGCTTGACAATGGCCCGAGGCTGTCGCAGAATCCGCACGTCGGGGCAGAGGTGCGCCCAAAGAGAGCCAGCAGAGATGCTGGCTTTTTTCGTTCACGGATGGTTTTTGCTGTCTAGAAAAGGCTGGAATGCGAGACGTCGTTGTTGGCATGCGTAGCGTTGATTCGCTGATCCCGTACGCAAGGAACGCCCGCACCCACAGCGATGCGCAAGTGGCGCAGATCGCCGCCAGCATCCGTGAATTCGGATGGACAAATCCGATTCTTGTCGACGGCGAGAGCGGCATCATCGCCGGGCATGGCCGACTGCTTGCCGCTCGCAAGTTAAACATGACAGAAGTTCCGTGCATTGAGCTTTCCAGCCTGTCTGAAATTCAGAAGCGCGCCTATATCCTGGCGGACAACAAGCTTGCGATGAATGCCGGATGGGACGGCGAAATGCTGCGCCTTGAGCTTGGCGAGCTTGCCGCGATGGGCTTCGACACGCTGCTGACCGGGTTCTCCGACGAGGAATTGCTTGGCCTGAATGATGGAGGAATTCAGCCTGGCCTGACGGACGAGGATGAGGTTTCAGAGCCTCCTGTTGATCCCGTGACAAGGCTTGGCGACGTGTGGTTGATGGGAAAGCACCGCATTGTTTGCGGCGACTCTACTGACCCGCTCGTTGTCGAAAAGGCTTTGAATGGAGTCGTTCCGCATTTGATGGTCACGGACCCGCCGTATGGCGTGGAGTACGACGCTGACTGGAGGAACAAAGCATTCCGAGCCGACGGCTCTCCCATTGGTGGGAGAGCCGTCGGCAAAGTCATGAATGACAATAATGCCGATTGGCGCGAGGCGTGGGCGCTGTTTCCTGGAGATGTCGCCTATGTGTGGCACGCCCCTGGGGCGCTTTCTGCAGTTGTATGCGAGTCTCTACAGGCGTCCGGTTTTGATATTCGAGCGCAGATTATTTGGGCCAAGAGTAATTTTGTAATCAGCCGCGGGCATTACCACCGTGGCCATGAGCCGTGCTGGTATGCCGTCCGAAAAAAAGCGGGGGCGACCGGTCATTGGAACGGCGACAGAACGCAATCGACACTCTGGAAAATCGACAATCCAGTCAAAAGCGAGACGGGCCACAGCACGCAGAAGCCAGTCGAGTGCATGCGCCGACCAATCGAAAACAATAGCAGCGTAGGCCAGGCGGTCTATGAGCCTTTCTCTGGATATGGAACGACGATCATCGCCGCAGAAACAACAGGGCGATGCTGTCATGCCATTGAGCTTAATCCGGCATACGTCGACATGGCCGTGAAGCGCTGGCAAGACTTCACCGGGAAGCCGGCAACGCTTGAGTCTGACGGGCGAACTTTCGACGAGTGCGCGCAGTGCCAGTAGGACGCCTCCCGACGCCGACTCGTTTGCTCTGGTACTGAAATATGGCAAGGCCAACATTCAAGCCGACAGACCAAAACCGCCTCTACGTTGAGCAGCTATCGGCGTTTGGGATTCCAGCGGCGCAGATTGTCGGGCTGATACCTGGAAGCAACGGAAAGCCAATTTCAGAGGGCACGCTGCGAAAGTATTTCTCAGCGGAACTTGAAACTGGAACGACGAAAGCCAACGCCAGAGTAGCAAATACGCTCTTCAATAAGGCGATAAAGGGCGACACGACGTCATGCATATTCTGGCTTAAGACGCGCGCCGGATGGCGAGAGACGAGCGTCGTTAAGATGGAAATCGAGCAAGTGCCGGACGAGGAGCTTGATGGGCGCATCGCTGAGCTTGCACGAAAAGCGGGAACTGCTCGCGCTACTGACTGAGCAGGAGCGGCGCCGGTCCCTGCTCAAGTGGTTGAGCTTCTACCCGGAAGACGGGCCTTTGCGGCGCGAGCTTTACCAGAAGCACCTTGCTTTTTTCGCTGCCGGCGCGCGATACCCGCAGCGGATGATGATGGCCGCGAACCGAGTCGGAAAAACCGAGGGAGTCGGCGCTTACGAGGTCTCGCTGCACCTCACCGGCAATTATCCGGGCTGGTGGCCTGGCAAGCGATTCACGCGCCAAACGCGCGGATGGGCGGCAGGCGACACGCGTCAGACGGTTCGCGACATCCTCGTAGAAAAGCTGCTCGGGCCGAAGTCTGCGCGCGGCACTGGCATGATTCCAGGGCGCCAGATTGTGCGCATCGTGCCGCAGCCTGGCGTGCCTGATGGCGTCGAGCTGGTCGAGGTCAAGCACGCGAGCGGAAAGATTTCTCGCCTCGGGTTCAAGAGTTTTGACCAGGGTCGAGTCTCTTTTCAGGGCACGGAACAGGATTTTGTTTGGTTGGACGAAGAGCCTCCGCCTGACGTCTATGAGGAGTGCCTGACTAGGACGATGACGACTGGAGGCCTGCTTCTGCTGACCTTCACTCCGCTGTCGGGGCTGTCGGACGTGGTGATGATGTTCCTGCCGGGAGGAGACATCCGAGAGCAGGCGGACGAGAAAAGCGGCCGATTCGTGGTCATGGCGACGTGGGATGATGTGCCGCACCTCGACGAACGCACCAAAGAAATGCTGTTTGCTTCATACATGCCGTTTCAGCGCGACGCCCGCACCAGGGGCGTTCCGGCGCTCGGTAGCGGGGCGATTTACCCGGTGCCAGAGTCCGACATCGTGGTTCCGGATTTCGCGCTTGCGGAGCACTGGCCGCGATGCTACGGGCTCGATGTGGGGTGGAATCGCACCGCGGCAATTTGGGGCGCTGTCGATCGAGAGACGGGCACGACGTACCTCTACTCGCAGCACTACCGCGGCGAGGCAGAGCCGATCGTGCATGCGCAGGCGATCAAAAACCGCGGCGAGTGGATTCCAGGCGCGATTGATCCCGCGAGCCGCGGCCGATCGCAGAACGACGGCCAGCAGCTCATGGATTTGTACTGCGGCATGGGGCTTGATCTGGCTCCAGCGGATAACGCGGTCGAGTCAGGCATCTACGACACGTGGACGCTTCTCTCTGCCGGAAAACTCAAGGTGTTTGCGAGCTGCCAGGACTGGATCAACGAGTACCGGATTTATAGGCGAGACGACAAGGGGCGCGTGGTGAAAAAGCACGATCACTTGATGGACGCCTCTCGGTATCTCGTGCGAACCGGGCGCGACCTGGCGCGCTGCAAGCCAACCGACAAGCAAGACGAGCAAAGCTACGGGGGCGGCGGATGGATGGGCTAAACGTGAGAGAGGTTCGATCAGGCTCGGCAAGTGCGATCGTCGCCGAGAGCCTGGCCATGCCGCCGCGCATCCGGTCAAAGGTGCTCGAAGTGCGCAGCGTCTACGTGCCCGAGAACAACCGCAAAGCTGGCCTCGGAAATGCGTTGCTGCGCAAGCTGTGCGCTGATGCTGACATCGCAGGAAATGCGCTGTTCCTGATGCCTGACGGCAGCGACGAGGCCGAAACGGCGCGCCTTGAGCGTTGGTACGCAACACACGGATTCGAGCGCATCCAGGGCGATCCGGTTGTGGTCATGCTCCGCAAGCCGCAACATCCGCTGATCAAACACTGAGGCAGCATGAAGCAGAAAAGCAAAGCCGACGACGACATCATCGCCGAGGCCAACGCTCGGTACGCCCGCTGCTTGGCGTTCGAGGCGGACAATCTCAAGGAGGCGCGAGACGATTTTCAGAAGCTGGCGGGCAATCACTGGCCCGCAGACGCTGCGCAGCAGCGCGCAATCGAGCGCCGTCCGTGCATCACGATCAACAAATTGCCCGCGTTTTTGCACACGGTAACGAACGACCAGCGACAGAACAAGCTCGGCATCAAGGTTCATCCGGTCGATGATGGCGCGGACATCAAGACGGCCGACGTGCTGCAGGGGTTGATTCGGCACGTCGAGTATGAGAGTGGCGCGGATGCCTGCTACGACACGGCTGGATTTCATGCGGCCGCCTGCGGTTTCGGGTATTTCCGTATTCGCACGGAGTACGACCGAGAAGATTCGTTTGACCAGGTGCCGCGGTTCGAGCGGTTCCGGTCTCCGTTCTCGGTGCATCCAGACCCAGACGCAAAAGAGCCTGACGGAAGCGATCAGGATTTTTGTTTTGTGGACGGCACGATCGCGCGATCCGAAGTCAAGCGCGACCATCCCGGCGCGTCGGCGGCAGTCTCGAACGAGAGCGACGGCACGGACGACGTAATGCTGCTCTGCTCGGAGTATTACCGGATCGAGCAGTCGCCGGCCGCGCTGGTGCGCCTGAGCAATGGCGAAACGGGCTGGAAAGATGACCTGATCGAACTGCCGTTCGGCGTCACGATTGTCGATGAGCGCAAGAGCAGGCGCCGAAAAGTCATGTGGTACAAGCTCTCGTCTTCTGAGTCTGTCGAGCGCGGCGCGGTCGGCATGCCAGGCAGCTCAACGACGTTCACGGATGTGCTTGAGCGCGCCGAGATTCCCTGCCGATGGATCCCGGTTTTCCCGGTCTATGGCGAGGAACTGGAGATCGACTCGAAAGTCGTTCGCTCCGGGCTGATTCGGCACGCCAAAGGCCCGTCAGTGATGTACGACTACTGGATGACCGCGGCGACAGAGGAAGTCACACTGCGCCCGAAGACGCCATTCATCGGCGCCGAGGGGCAGTTCGAGGGACACGAAAAGAAATGGCGCGCGGCGAATGTGCAGACATTCTCCTATCTCGAATACAAGCCGAAGACGATCGGCGGACAGCTTGCTCCTGCGCCACAGCGGCAGCCGATGGCTGATATCCCGTCTGGAGTCCTGGCAATGGCCATGCACGCGGCGGACGAAATCAAAGCGACGACCGGCATTTTCGATTCGTCTCTCGGCGCCCGCGGTACGGCCACAAGCGGCATTCAGGAGCGCGAACAGAAGAGGCAAGGAAACGTCGCCAACTTCCACTTCAGCGACAACCTGACGCGCGCTGTTCGGCACGCCGGGCGCTGCCTCGTGGACATGATCCCGCGGATTTACGACACGGAGCGCGTCGTCCGCATTCTCGGCGATGACGAGAAGGTTTCGCATACGACGATCAATCAACCGCTTGAACAACCGGAAATCGACGAGAAGACGGGCGCGATTCGCACGGTGCTGAACGATCTGACGGTCGGCAAATACGACGTGACCGTATCCGCAGGCGCCAGCTACTCGACACGCAGGCAGGAAGCTTCTGATGCGATGGTTTCGTTTGGCCAGTCCTGGCCGAAGCTCATGGACGTTGCCGGCGACAAGGTTGTCACGGCGATGGACTGGCCAGGTGCCGACGAAATCGCGGAGCGCATCAAGCGCACGATTCCGCCCGAATTGCTCGGCGACGAAGACGGCGAGGACGGCGAACAGTCGCCGCAGATTCCGCCGCAAGTGCTGCAGATCGTCCAGCAGGCACAGCAGCACATCCAACAGCTCGAAGCCGAATTGCAGGACGCCAAGACCGGCATCGAGAAGGCGCGCATCAGCGCCGAGTCGTCCGAGCGAGTCGCACAGATCAACGCCAACGGCCGGCAGGACGTGGAAGAGCTGAAAGGCTGGATTGCGATGCTCATGCAGAGCATGCAACCGCCGCCAGCGCTCAACGCAGCAGCGATGCAGACCCAAGAACAGCAGCAAGAACCAATCGCGCAGGGGCCGGGCCAGCCTCCTGATTTCGCGCCCGGCCAAGAGTTTTGATCGTGGAGCCATCCATGCAGGAAGCACAAGAGCAGGACCAATCGTCGCCGGCAGACGCAAGCAGTGAATCGCCGGAAGCCGTGACCGAGGAACTACAGCAGTCCGAGCAGCAGGAAGCCGCAGAGAAGCCCGAAGAGGGCGACGAAGGCGACGACCAAGGCGGCGAGGAAAAGCCGCAGGAGAAGCCAAAGCGCAGCGCTCGTGAGCGTATCAACGAGTTGACGAAGCGTGCGCACGAGGCAGAGCGTGAAGTGCAGAGACTGCGCGAAGCGTCCGATCGAAAGCCGGCCGAGTCCGCCGAGAAGCCAATCCCTGACAGGTTCGGTTCGTATGACGAATACGTCGAGGCGTTGGCGGACTGGAAAGCGGACCAGCGAGTCGCCGATTCGTTCAAGAAGCGCGATGCCGAGCGGGCGCAAGCGGCAGAGGCGCGGGCAGCAGAAGCCAAGGCGCAAGCCTGGCACGAGCGTCAGATCGCCTTCCGCGAAGACACGCCGGACTATGACGCGGTTATTGGCAAATCGGCCGTGCAGGTAGCGCCGCACGTCGTCGACACGCTGCTCGACAGCGACTCTGGGCCGGAGCTTGCCTATCACCTCGCCAAACACCCGGAAACGGTCAAGCGTATCAACTCCCTTTCGCCGCTCGCCGCGGCGCGGGAAATCGGCAGGATCGAGGCAACGCTATCGAATCCGGCCGCGCCACAAATCAAACCGGCCAGCAAAGCGCCTGCGCCGATTACGCCCGTCCGATCGTCCGCTTCTGCGGCCGTCGACTTGGCATCTGCAAACATGGACCAGTACATCGCCGCACGTCGCAAACAAGGCGCGACATTCAGGCGGCGGTAATCCACATCGAAACGGAGTAATAAATCATGAGTAACACTTTGCTTACCAGCAGCATCCTGGCCAAAGAAACTTTGGCCGTCATTGAAAATAACTGCGCTTTCGGCGGCATGGTCAATCGCGACTACGAAACCGTACATAGCGCGTCGATGCGGGACGGCTACGAGCCTGGAGCGACGATCAACATCCGCAAGCCGTCGCGCTATACGTATCGGTCCGGGCGCGTCTCTGTGCCGCAGGCATCCGTCGACAACTCTGTTCCGCTGACGCTTTCGCAGGGCGGCGCGGATTTGAACTTCAACCTGTTCGAGCGCTCGCTGCAGATCACCGATCGGCGCATCCAGAAGAAGATCAACGCCGCCGCGGCGACCATCGTCAACGAGATCGACAGGGTTGGCCTGCTGCTCGCCAAGACGGCGGTCTACAACTGCTTGAACCCGTCCGGCGCTCTGCCGACGACGCAGGCGCTTTCGCTGGCGGCCATCACCGGCATCAATCAGCGCCTCGACGAAATGGGCGCGCCTCGCGACAACATGCGCGGCCTGATCATGAACCCGGCCATGAACGCGGCGACGGTTGGTGGTTTCGCCGGGCTGTTCAACGGCCAGGCAAAGCTCGGGCGGCAGTTCGACTCGGGGCTGATGGTCGATAGCCTGGGCCTGTCGTATGCGATGGACCAGAATGTCGCGGTGCATACCAACGGCGCAGCCACTGCCACGAACATCAACGGCGCCGGCCAAACGGGGGCGGCGATTACGGTCGTTGCAGTCGCTGGCGGCACGCTGGCGGCCGGTACGGTCATCACCCTACCGGGCGTCTATGCGGTCAATCCGCAGTCGCGCGTGAGCACTGGCGTTCTGGCCGATTTCGTGGTGACTGCGGACGTTTCCGCCGCGGCCACGTCGATCCCGATCAGTCCGGCAATCGTCACCAGTGGGCCATATCAGAACGTCACGGCTTCGCCGACGACTGGCCAGCCGTATGTGATCAAGGGCGCGGCTTCGACGTCCTACGGCTGCAATGTGGGATTCCACGAGGACGCGTTTACCCTCGCCATGGTTCCGATGGCAACGCCTCCGGACGGCACCGGCGCGCGCGTTGAGCAAATCTCGCACAACGGTTACACGATCAAGATTACGGACTTCTACGACGGCACGAACGACAACGTAGTCACTCGTCTCGATGTGCTGTTCGGGTGGGCCGCGACGTATCCCGAGCTGGCCTGCAAGTACTACACGGCCTAAACGACAGCCTTTAACCACGGAGCGCCGTGGTTCTCCCCGGCGCATTTGGAGCATAGAGAATGGCTAATGTTGCTGTTACTTGCATAAAAAACGGCAGATCAGACTCTTTCGGCCGGCCGCTTGTTTCTGGAACGTATTACCCGTCTGTCGAGATTGAGACGGCAAAAGCTCTGTGGAATTCCGGGTATGTTTCCGTGGCAGATGCGTCCGTGTTCGACCAAGACCCGCTGGCCGGAACGAGTCCGCTTGACGATTTCAATATCGCCAGGGCGCTGTCTCTTTCAAGACAGCCAGAACAAACAAGCGCCAACCTCGCAGCGGAGCTTGCTGCGCTTGGTGCATATGTACAGCTTTCCCCAAAAGCAGGGTTGGCCGGTAACTATGGGTATGGCGTCGGCCCGTGTCCGTTTCGGCTGCCAGAAGGCTTTGTCCCGATGTCAGGCGTGTCGGACCCATTGTCGGATGGCTACGGAGGGTATCTGACACAGGACGGCAGTGTTATGCGTTGGCGTCCTGCCGAGTATAGGAAATGGGGAACTGGAACAAATGGGCTGGCGCTTAACTCTCTGGCCGTCCTTCCTGCAACATCAATGTCTATCGTTGAAGCTAATAATCAAGGGTTTATGCTTCCGCGCGAGTTTTACAATGCGGGAGTTGCGCAGCCTGGGTTCTTCATCGACCAATACGTTTGCTCGAAAGCACTATACCAGGGGAGGTGGATTGCAGTGTCGGTTAAGAATGCCGTATTCCTAAGCTCAAACGCTGCGAATAACCCAATATCCGCCCTTGATGGATCTCCATCCAACACGCATGCAGGATTTTTTGCAGCAGCAAAGACGCGTGGCAGCGCTTATTTCCCTGCAATTCGTGAAATGTACGCGAACTGTGCATTCTCTGCACTTGCCCACGCACAAGCAAGCCAAGGAACGGCTGCCTGTGCATGGTTTGATGGTGCAGGGACTACGAACTTTCCAAAGGGCTGCAACTCCGTTCTAAACGACATAAATGATGGAGGTGTCACGTACACAGCATCTGGATATTCCAATGCCGGACTTACAGGGTCTGGCACTCCATTCGCAAAGACGACACACAACGGCCAAAACTGCGGGATTTGCGACCTGGCTGGGCCTATTTGGGCGTTTAGTCCGGGCATCACTGCGCTAAGTGGTAACTATTACGCATTAAAACTATCTGTTGATATCGCCAGCCTTACGGGAGGCTCGACATTAGCCACTGATGCGTTTGGCGCTACGGGGATTGCCGCGAATTATGATCTTATTGGCCCTACGTTCGGGGCATACCTTGGGGGGACAAGCGTATATACTTACGGGTCAGCATCTCAGGTATTCTCTGAGCAGATGTCTGGCAATGCGTGGCGGATGACAAGCCTCGGAATCCCGCTTGCGACAGGCGTTGGAGGAACAAATGCCTACGGGCAAGATGCGTTCTATGATAATCGCACTGACAATATGGCGGTTCTGTCTGGGGGTCGCTTTAGTGCTGGTACATTGACAGGAGTTTGGGGATGTGGCAACCATTTAAATTCCACCTCTGACGCCGGGGTTGGCTTTAGATGCGCGCGCTATCTTGACGCCGGGAGCTTCTAATGCTTATTAAATATCAAAAGTTTATTACCCCTGGGCCTAACGGGACGACCGTAACTGTTAATGTTGTTGGCACAGAGCTATGCACCATCGACGGCTGGACCTACTTCTGCCCAAGCTCTGGAGTCGCTCCAACAGATCAGGATTCACGCATTCAGACGTCCATTTCTGTTGTAAACCCTGATGCTGCTCTGAAGGATGAGATCAAGAAAGCCAGCCCCCATTGTGCGCTAATCAAAAATCGCCGACAGGAGGCAATTCTTTCTGCGGGGTATGACGAGAAGGACCAACAAGCGTTTCTGCATTTTGGGGTACGGGCAGCTATTGGTCCTGCTATCGGGATGCCTTTGCTGTCTGACGGACAGGCTGCCGCTCTTACTGCCTATGCCGCAGTCTGCCTTACTGCGGATACAGCGGCAGGAGAGGCGTACGCGGCGCTTGGGCTGTAATGACAACCGCACTTCAGCTTGTAACCTCTGCGCTGCGCAAGATAGGAGCAGTCGCGGCCGGAGAGGCGCCAGACGCGAGCGAGCAGTCGGATGCGCTGGCCGCTTTGAATCAGCTTATCGAAAGCTGGAATCTTCAAGGGCTAGCGCTATACCGGCGCGAGAATGTCGCATACTCGCTTGTTCCGAGCCAGCAGACATACACCATTGGCAACGGCGCCGACTTCGACGGCGCGCGGCCGATTACGCTGAATGGCGCCTTCGTGACGCGGGGCGGAATCGACTATCCAGTTGTTCCGCTGACACAGCAGCAGTGGAACGACATTTTGCAGAAGTCGACGGAATCGCAACTTCCGGAAGCCGTCTATTACGAGCCGACGTTTCCTGACGGAACGCTGCGGTTCTGGCCGGCTCCGCTGGAATCGCTGACGGTCACGCTGGCCATTAATATGCAACTCGGCGCGATTGCCGACATCAACGACGACATGGAATTTCCGCCAGGGTACGAGCGCGCGCTGCTCTATGCGCTCGCCGTCGATCTTGCGCCCGAATACCCGGCCGTGACTCTGAGCCAGCGAGTGATCGACGCGGCAGACGAGGCGCTGGCGGACATCAAGCGGGCGAACAACACGCAAACCCAGCCGGCCGTCTTTGACTCGGCGCTGGCCGGCGGGAGCTGCCGGTCATTGGCCGCGTTCATGGCTGGATGCTGATCCGTGCGAATCCCGCTCGCTTCCGACATCGAAAGCCGTGACGGATCGCTGACGGCCGGCGCCATGCTCGTTAATGCGGCGGTACAGGTCGAGAGCGAGGGCGAGACGACTGCTTTCAAGCGGGCTGGCTGCATTTCGCGCGGGTCGGTCACGGCCGGCGATGCGCAGTGCTTTACGGGGGTCGCCGGGAAAGCCGTTGCAGTCGTTGGTGATCGCGCATTCACGCTTGCCGTTGGCGAGCCGATAACCGAGGATGCTGACGACGACATGGCTCCGATCTTCGCTGGCCTGCAAGTGTCCGCGCGCGAGTCCGGGCAGGCAAGCAACGCGCGCTCGCTGATGCTCAAGACCGGCCGCGAAGCATGGATTCTGACGCCATGAGACTGCCGCTCGCTACCGACCTGAAAACGGCCATCAACGACCCCGCGATAGGGGAGCGGATTTTCAACGCTCACACGGAAACGCGCGGAGGAGTCACGAGGGTCAAGAAGCGTCCAGGAGCGCTGGCTACCGGGTGGGATTTCACGACGCCCATACAGAGCGGGTTCGGCGGAACGCTGCTTTATCTGATCTACGGCGACGAATTCAGCGTGATTGACGTCAGCAGCCCTCCTCCTGCGTCAGTGGCGATAGGCGATCTTGTCGGCGGCTATTATGCGATGATCGACAACCCGCCAACGTCGCCTGGTGGCGGCGACGCGTATTGGAGCGCATCGCCTCCTGGAAGCTCCAGGTATGTGGCGACGTTCAAGCCCGGCTATGGAATGGGCAACATCTATGGCGGCGCGAATATGTACCTGCCGCCAAGCTCTCCTGGCCCGTGGTCTGGCGAACTGCGCGGGGCTGTCGCGGCGAGTACTGCAGCAACCGTCAAGAGCTTTGACGAAACGATTACCGCGCTTGGTGGAGTTATCTGCTGGGGATCTTCTGGAGGAATACCGCCGAACGGGTCCGGGCCAACGGCGCGATATCTTCCGACGGGAATGTATGAGTCTGGCGGGGTAATCTTGGCGGCAGACAGTCGAGTGTCGAACGCAACTGTCAACTGGACGGCTGGCTATGTCCCTTCAGCAATCCCGGCTGTCGGCTCTCCGCTCGGCTATGATATTTTCTCTGGGCCGGCAGCGATCTTAACAAGGAAAACGAAGACGGCGGCTACGATAACATCTTCTGGAACGGTCGCAACCATTGGCGTTGGGGTTTTGAGCCCGGCAGCGATCAGCAGGCGAATCGAGGTTTCTGGCGCAAACGAGCCCGAATACAACGGGGTTTTCGACGTCTACCTGAACGCCAACCCTCTGGCCAGCACAGCCACTGGCGAGCTCTATTACGACATGACTGGAACGCCAGCGGCAAGCCCTGCGACCGGGTCTGTCACAGTCAAATACTTCTGAGCAGACAACGATGCCAGCCCTCGCCGTGACCGTTGCTGGACAGCCGTTCGACATGATGGGGTATGTCGCCGAGCAGTCAGTTTTCGGCCTGTTCTTCAAATCTGCATACGATGCATTCAATTTCGAGAATAACGTGCTGACAAAAATCACCGACGCAGATTATCCAGGATGGAGCACGGTCACGCCGACAAGCATAACGCGAACTGGGTCGACTGCGACGGTCACGCTGCCTGCGCCAGTCAACTGGCAATCTGGATCGACCGTGACAATCGCTGGCGCTGCACAAGCTGAATACAACGGAAGCGTTCTGATTACCGTCGCTGATGCGACGCACTTCACTTACGCAGTAACCGGGACTCCGACGACGCCGGCAACGGGCACGATAACCGCGAAGGGTGGGCGAACGACGGTGCCGGGCGTTGCCTACCTGGACGGATACTTCTTCGTCATGGACCAGAACGCCGTTATCTATAACAGCGGGCTGAATGACCCGACAGCATGGGGAGCGCTGGACTTCATAACGGCTGCGATCGAGCCTGGCGGCGGGGTGGCGCTGGCCAAGACGCAGAACTACATCGTCGCGTTCAAGGACTGGAGCACGGAATTTTTCTACGACGTCGGCAACCCAACGGGGTCCCCGCTGTCGCCGGTGCTGTCCGCGTTCACGCTGGTGGGTTGCGCTGTTGGCGAGTCGGTCGCGGAACTCGATGAGACGGTCTATTGGGTGTCGAAAGCTCGGCAGAAGGGCAGGGCGGTGCACAAGATGGTCGGCCTTCAACAGCAGCTTGTCAGCACGCCGGACATTGACCGCATCCTGGCAACGTCGGACCTATCGAGCGTCTACGCCTATGGCGTCAAGCTGTCCGGGCATTCGTTCTACATCTTGGGCCTGCGCGACATTGACGTGACGCTGGCCTATGACGCGACGGCTGGAACCTGGGCGCAATGGTCGAGCTTGACGGCGCAAACGCCGAAGTCATGCACGCTCACGCAGTCGGGCGGCGTGGCGACCGCGGCATGCACGGCGCACGGCTACGCAGACGGGGCGGCGGTCACGATCGCGGGGGCAACGCCAAGCGACTACAACGGCTTGAAACAGATTCGCGTCACATCCGCAGACGCCTTCACATTCAGCATCGCCAGCGGCGCCGCAAGCCCGGCGACGGGCACGATTACGGCGACCGGGTACGATGAGGGATACTTCCGGTATACGCACTACGTGGCTGCGGCCGGGCGTGATCTGGTGCTGCACGAGACGACCGGCGCGCTTGTCGAAATCACGCCCGATGCCTATACCGACGACGGGGCGCCGATCGCGTTGAAGCTCCGCACAGGCAAGCTCGACAGCGGCAACGAGAATTACAAGGGCCTCGGCCAGATTCGCGTCATCGGCGAGAAGCAGGGCGGCGAGGCGATGCTGCGATGGTCGGACGACGACTACGCGACGAACTCGGCCTGCCGTCCTGTTGATCTGTCGTCGGTGCAGGCGCGCATTCGGCGGTGCGGGGCGTATCGGCGCAGAAGTTTTGAACTGCTACACGTCGCTGCGCTGCCGGTGCAGCTTGAAGCGCTCGAATTGGACTGAGAGGAAAACATGCAATCAGCGATGGATTTTCACGGGCTCGGGGCGAAATACCCTGGCAGCGGCGGCGGGCTCGACGAAGCGGCGCAGGCGGCCGGCTATCGCGCGCTCGGCAACGGCAACTACATCAACCAATCGCGATGGTGGGAAGCGCCGATAAGCGGCCAGGAGTTGCAAGGCAAGCTCGACGCGCAAGGCTTTGCGAAGCAGCAATCGAACCCGGCAAACCTGATCGGCGGCACGGATTACCTCGCGCAGATTCAGCAGTACCTGAACCCGCAGGCATCGTCGGCAGCAGGTGGCGCGGCAAGCGGCACGCAAACGTCAAACCCGTACGAACAGCGCCTGCAGCAGCTAGTCAATGACCCGAACTCGATCAGCGACAGCAATGCGTACAAGTTCCGCTTCAACCAGGGCCAGCAGGCGCTGGAGCGCGGCGCGGCAGCCAAGGGCATGCTTGGCAGCGGAAACACGCTGGCGGCGCTCGCGCAGTACGGGCAGGGGCTGGCATCGGACGAGTACGGGAACGAGGTCAGCCGCCTGGGCGCGCTTTCCGGGCAGCGCGACCAGTACAACCTTGGCCTGAAGGGCCTTGCGAACAGCGAATACGGGCTGCGCGCAGGAACAGACCAGAATCGAGGATCGCTTGCGCTTTCGGCGCTGACGACGGCGAATGACCAGAGACTGAAGGCGAACCAATTGGCTTCCAGCACGGCGACGTCAACCGGGCTCGTTCGCCCGAATATCTGGTAAGGGGCGGCCATGTACGACCAAGGTTCCATGGACAGAATCGGCCGACTGATGAGCTTGCGCGACCTCGTGACGGCCGGCCAGATGGCGCCCGACGCCGCTCCTTTGCCAATGAATACGCTGCGCAACAACACGACTGGCGCAGAGTATCAGTTCGAGTCCTCTCCGCAGGGCGGCGCGGGCCGGCAAAGCCCGCAGCTCGACTACTCGCAGCCGATCGAGATTTTCGGCCAAGGAAAGGGCTACGCGATCAAGGGCCAGCCGTTGTCGGCGATGATCAACGGTCGGCGCGTTGATTACGGAGTAGATGACGCCGCCAGCAAGCTCGCGACGCAGCGCGCGCAGGACCTGGCCATGAAGCGCGCCGAGCAGCAGCAAGGTTTGGACTCTGGCGCGCTCGACATCGACAAGAAGCGGGTGGAACTTGCCGCGCTGAAATCGACGGGCGGCGCCAAGCCACTTACGGAGTCGCAAGGAAAGGCGGCCGGGTTTTCGCTTCGCGCAGAAGACGCCGACAACATTCTCCGCGGCCTTGGTAAAGAAGGGGGGGGGACCGGCACCGCTGCCGCCCTCCGCGAAGTTCCTGTGGTTGGCGGAGCGCTCGGCGACCTTGCGGAGTGGGGCGGCGACGTTTTGGGCGTGTCGGACACGCCGATGCCAGGGTCAATCAAGCGCGCAGCAGAGGCGGTTCCGTTTGTCGGGGACGGTCTTGGAACGCTCACGAACTGGACGCAAAGCGGCGCGCAGCAGCGAGCAGAACAGGCGCAGCGCAACTTCATCAACGCTGTTTTGCGCCGAGAGTCTGGCGCCACAATTCAGCCTCCGGAATGGGACAACGCAAGAAAGCAGTATTTCCAGCAGCCTGACGACGCTCCGGAAACTGTGGCGCAAAAAGAAATGAATCGCCAAGCAACTATTGCGGCTATGAAAACAGAGTCCGGCCACGGCTACGAGCAGGCGCGCGCGGAATTCGAGGCGCGCAAGGCGGCCATTGCGGGCGGCAGGAAAGCCACGGCCGGCGCTGGCGGCAACACAGTAGCGCTGCCTGATGGTCAAGTGATGACCTTCCCGAGCGCGGCGCATGCGGACGGATTTCGGAAGGCGGCTGGTCTATGAGCGGATACGGAGACGTGGCAAAGCAGTTCGGCGGGCAGCCGGTAGCGCCTTCCGCGGCGCCGGAGCCAGACTACAGCGGACTGGCGGCAAAGTTCGGCGGCAAGGCCGACACGGCAAAGCAAGCAGCCACCGATGCCTATCAAGGGGCGGCCGACTGGTTCGCCGAGACGTTTGGCCCGAGCGGAAACCTCCGCGGCTCGGCAATCGGCGGCGTGATGCAAGGCATGGCTGACCCTGTTGTTGGAGCGGTGCAGTTCGCTGCAAATCTGCCAGGCATCCGGTCGTTGGCCGGCGATAGCGTGAATTCTGGAATCAAATCCAAAGAGGCAGAGTACGAAGCTGCTCGGGCCAGCGCTGGCCGCGACGGGTTCGACGCTGCGCGATTCGCCGGAAACCTCGCAGCGCCGAGTAATGTAGCGCTCGCTTCGCGCATCCCGGCCGCGGCTGGATTCATTGGTCGGGCCGGAACAGGCGCAGCGGCCGGCGCAGTCGGCGCGGCAATGACACCCGAAACCGACACGGAAAACTATTGGAGCAAGACGGCCGGGAAGGCTGCCGTTGGCGGCGCCGCTGGGGCTGTGCTGGCGCCCGTTGCCGGCGCAGTAGGGGATAGGATCGGGCGCATGTTTCAAGGCTCTGGCGCCCCTCCTGCGGGAGGCCTTCCGCCGATTGCCGGAGCGCCAGGCACGCACGCTGCAGACGAGGCCATCGCACGCGCTGCCGCGGAGGCAGGCCAGACGATTGACGACATCCCGCAGTCGGTCTTGTACCAGCTCCGCGCACAGGCGCAACATGCGCTGTCGCAGAATCAGGTGCTCGACACGGCTGCCGCGCTGCGGAAGGCAGATTTTGAGGCGCTTGGGCAACAGCCGTTGCTCGGGCAGATCACGCGCGATCCGATGCAGTTCGCCCGCGAGAAGAATCTGCGCGGCATTGCTGGCGCAGGGGAGCCGATCGCGGCGCGCCTTGCGGGGCAGACCGAGGGCTTGAGCCGCACGCTTGGCGGTTTCGCGCAGGGGGCGGATGAGGCTTTCGCAGGTGGGCAGAAGATTGCCAGCGGCTTGGGCTCGATTGATGCGCGCGCTCGCAGCGCGGTCGATGATGCCTACAACGCGGCGCGCGACTCTGCCGGTCGCCATGTCGAATTGGACAATGTGGGGTTCGTGAAATCGGCGAATGATGCGCTTGATGAGGGAATGCTTGGTCATTACCTTCCGGATCAGGTGCGCAACATGCTCAACGACGTGTCGACGGGGAAAATCCCGCTGAACGTGAATACGGCGGTGCAGATGGATTCGGTTCTGTCGGCAGCGCAGCGCGGCGCACTGCCGGCAGAGCGAAAGGCGCTCGGCGCTGTCCGTGATGCGCTCAATAACGCAACCCCGGCAAACAACACTGGCGCCGATGCGCTGGCAGCATTCCAAGGCGCGCGCAAACTAGCCGCGGAGCGCTTCAAGCTGCACGAGGCGATCCCGGCATTGAAAGCAGCCGCCAACGGCGACGTGCCGGCAGACGACTTCGTGCGTAAATTCGTCATCAACGGCGACGCGCTCGAACTGCGTGGCATGGCCAAGCTGCTGAAAGAGCATGCACCGGAGGCGTATCAGCAGGCGCGCGCGCAGGTCGGCGCCGAGCTTCGCCGGGCTGGATTCGGCGAGAACATCGCGGGAGACAAGCCGTTTTCTCAGGAGCGGTTCAACGCCAAGCTGCGGCAGATGGGAACGGCCAGGCTTCAGGCGTTTTTTTCTCCCGAGGAGATTGCGACACTGCGCGCAGCCGGAAGGGTCGGCGCGTACATGGAAAGCCCGCCAGCGGGATCGGCGGTGAACTTCAGCAACTCCGGGTCGGCGGTGGCCAACGTCGCGCAAGCGGCGGCGCCCGGCATCCTCGGGCAGATTGTCGGAGGGGCGAGATGGGCCGCAAGGGCCGCCGGAAATAACGCCGCGGTCGGAAAGGCCATGCGCGCGGATGTGCCGGGAGCCGCCAGCGGATCGCCGCGCAAGTCGCAGCGCCTGAACGAACTGTTGCTGCTTGGCAGCGCCGGGGCGGGGGCTGCCGCCGGGCGCTAGGTTCCGTCCTTCTTCCTGCGGCGCTCCTCTCGTTTCTGCTCCTGATACCAGTGCGCGTCGTCGTTGAGCGAGTTGCCGGTCAAGATGCGATACAGAGCGTGCACCACGACACCAAGAACGAAGACGATCGCCAGACGAATGAAAACATGCTCCCAGTTCATGGGCTTGCCTGCGAGGTAGAAAAGTGACGGTCATTGTATCCCCGCCAGTGCCGAAATCAGACCAGAGGTTTGACGACTGGATGTATTTGTTCTGGAAACGAGTATTCGAGGCGATTTCTAGCGCCGGAGTAGGGTCGGTGGACCTAACGGATTACGCGTACCTTCCTGGGCGAGTTGGCGGGCAGCTTCTTCGCGGCGGAGCAGATAATGACGATGCGCTAACCCTTCAAGGAACTGCGGGAACGAGCGAAGATACGGCAGATGCAATTCTGCTGAAAACTGGCACCGCAGGCGACCATACGGCCGTCAAGGTTCGCGGAGACGGAGCCGTTGCAATAAACGGCGACTACGATGGAGCGTATGGCATGCCTACATCGATAAGCGGCGGCGCGCTGTTCCGTGGCGGAGACGGAGAGATTGGAATGCTCAGCGTTACCACAGACACTGTGGCAGCCGGGTTTTTTAATCTCGGCGCGTATGTGGTTAATATAGGCCAGAACGCCACCCAAACAAGCAACATCGGCTCCGGGGCCTTGCTTTCTATCTATAAAAATCAAGACATGAACGGATACGACAATCTCGCAGGGATGATTGACCTTCATGACAGCCCGTCTGGAACAGGAGACAGAACCAACGTCACGGTAAACATAAAAATCGACAGCATAATAAGGGCGCGCTTGTACCCAAGAATTCCAGACGGGACGATAGGCGAGGCGTATATGTTTGACACGAAAACCGAAATCACGCAGACGGATACCAAGCTATTTGCAATCAAAAACTCAGGCGTCACAAGGTTTTCAGTGGACTGCAATGGCATGCTATTTTGTGACAGCATTCCAGAGTACGCCGACAACGCAGACGCGTTATCTGACGGCCTTGTTGTAGGAAATGTCTACCACACAGGCGGCACCATGAAGATCGTCATCTGATGACAAACGAGCAGGAGGAAAAGCATCGCACATTGACGGCGCGCGTCAATGCTCTTTCTGACGACGTCGACAGGTTTCGGGCAGAGCTTTGCAAGGTCGCCGACCGCGCAGAGCAGGCAGACCGAAAGCTCGCTGACGAAATGGCTGACGCTCTTGTAAAAGTTCACGACAAGCTCGACCAGACCATAGCGCAGCAGGCGGCCAGGCACGCCGATCAGGCAATCCAGATGTCACGGCTGCAGTCGTCTATTGACAAGCTCGACATGGACTTGAAAGAGCCGATGGAGGCATGGAAAACGGCCAAGTACGGTTCAAAAGCGGCCTCATTCTTGGCGTCCATTGCTCGGTCTATAGGTCCTATTGTAGTCGCCGTTGTTGTCGGAATCGGTGCGCTGCAGACGAAAATGCTGGTTGACATCAAGACTGAAATCAAGCCTGACGTAAAAACAACAAGCAGCGCAGCAAGGGCGGGCGGAGAATGAAGCCGCTCTTCTATGGGATACTGATTGGCCTGTGCCTTGCCGTGCTTCCGATCATCGCATCGGCAGAAGGCGCCCCGCAAGGCTTGAATGCCGGCGCCTTGGCCGCTTCGGCGGCCTCGGCCGGAGCGTCGGCCGGGGTGTCAGTGAAAACGGCGCAGACGGCCGAGCAGCAGGTCGCAGTAATAGTGAATCAGCCGGCGCCCGCGGCATCTGGTGGCGGCGGCAAGACGACAACGCTGCGCACCGTGCCAGACGCCTACGCGCCGACGATGAACGCCACTGCCCCTTGCCGGATATCGGTATCGGCCGGCGTTGCGGTGATCGGCATCGGGGTGTCGGGTGGCGGGAGCGTTGAGGACGATCCGTGCAACCTTCGCGAGACTGCGCGCCTGCTCGATGGGATCGGGCAGCGGGAAGCGGCGGCGCGATTGATGTGCAATGACGCGCGAGCAGCGGCGGCGCTTGGCGCTACCGTTTGTCCGTCGACCGGCGGCCAAAAGCGGTCCGGAATCTCTGCAGCGGTAGGCGCAGATAATCCATATACGGAAGCGGGAGCTGAGCCAATCTGCGATCAGGCGGCCCGGTTCGACGATCCTGTGTTAGCGGCTCGGAATGGGTGCCCTGGCTGGTAGCAGTGCAAGAAACGCTATGCCCGCACTTTTCGCACTTCATACAGCCCACCAGGTTCGCTCGTTCTGACGTCGATACAGTAACCACACTTCCGCCGATGAAGTCTGGCGATCCTGTCGTTGTGTTTTCGAGAGCGATGCCAGGAAACATCTTTCCGCCGCACTTGCGACAGGATCGAGTCGTGAAAAGACCTGCCCCTCCGATGCTCTCTATCACGCCCTGCGCAAAGTCTGCGAGCAAATCCAGCCGGCGCCGCATGCTCTTGCTCTCATCTCCACCAGGAGGGGCGATGGCAAGAAGCTTGCCAAGCATGCTCTTGTGCGCCAGTGCGCGGACTGTCTCTAGCCATTCGCTGGTCATCCCGTCACCTTCCTTCCGATCTGGTCGGCAATCCTGCGGCGCTCTGCGGTCAGCGCCATAATTCGCTTGATGTCGCCAGCAAGTCGCAATCCATGACACGAGGCGCAAACCTTGTTGATCAGCCTGCCGACGCACTCGCGGTCTGGCACCGTTGCCGGCTTTACTCCGCATATCTGACACATTTTTTTAGCCATTTTGCATTCCTTCGATGTTTTGTGTGGCGCCATTCTCGCGCAGGTCGCGCACAGAAATCTCAAAGCGCGGCTTTCCGCCCGCAAAAACGACAACAGGCTTTTTACTTGCCAAGGCGTGCTCTGCAACTGCGGCACAAGCGCTGCCGGTTACATCCTCTTTCCCTTCTCGCCAATAAAGACCATTTTTTGTTACCCGCCCTGCGAAAATGCGATTCGTTAGCGGGCTGACGCCTACGTGAAGCTTGTTCATTTCATCACCTTTGCAATTTGCTGTTAGGATTCTGCTATCACAGGAACGTTGCTCAGAGCCACCCCCAGCGACACTCTAATCATCGTCGCTGAAGCCTCCATTCCTCTGGCTTCACAATTTATCCTATCTGCGTCTCGCGCGTGCGTGTCGGCCTCTCTGCGAAGCCTGGCCGCTTCGTTGTCCATATCAACCAGGGTTGATGCTATCTGGCGAGCGTCGATATCAACGCGCGCCCTCATGCTAAGTTCGTCAAGCTTCATTTCCATCCTCTCGTCATGTCCTGCAGTTAGGAATCCGACGTCACCAGTAATTCGCGCTGACCAGTATCTCGGCGCTGCAATTGTGCTTTTCGCACACCGCTTTTGCCCACTCATCTAACGCAACCTTTTGCGCCTCAAGGTCGCCCCACTTGATCGTTTCGCCGTATCCGTACGTCACCAGAGAGAAGACGTAGATCGTTCCTTCTGGCAGTCCGAGTTGATTGTCTTGGTCGTAGTCATCTTCCATGACTCCGTGCTGGTGGTAGTTTTTCCCGCCAATATTGAACGACCCGTCACTATCAATTTTGGCGTCTTCCAGGATCGCCCGGTACGTCTTTCTTGCTAGACCGTCCGGGGTTAGCGCCAAGATCAGCATTGCGTTTGGGTGACAACTCATTTCAATCCTCTCATCATAAAAACCTTTCAGTAACCTATTCCAGCAATCAAACAAAACAGGCACTTACAAGCGCCAAATTGGCAGCAATTACTTAGAAGAAAATCGCGCAAGTTATTGAAAACTCGCATTTGTACCGCTGACTCGAAATCAGGCGAAGGTGTGAGCCTACCGAGGGTTCGAATCCCTCCCTCTCCGCCACAAATCCAGTGGTAGCAAGGCTTTCCGGCAACTCGTGAATATGCGTCACGGATTGGTTATCCAATCGTTTCAGTAACTTTACTGAAAGGTTTCAGTAACCTAGCCGCCCCTTGCTCTGATTTCTCGCTCGCACTCTTCGGCGCCGCTTTGCATGAAGTCATACGCACCAGTGTTATTGCCGATTGCCTGAGTCGCGTATAGTTTCGCCTCTTGCTTGCAAACGTCGGCGCACGCCTCGCGCTCGATCCTTGTTGCTGCGTCCCATCCGGCACGCATCATTTCTATATCGTATGCGCCGCCGTTTGGCCCGTGTTTCTGTTGCCATTCTTCAAAAGTCATCTCGTCCCTATCCCTTTCTTTGCTCGTTGGTTTCAGTCGGTTGGTGGAAGGTTTCAGTAACCATCTGCGTCAGCCTCTTCGCGGATCAATAGTAACCGCCAGCTTTTGATCGTAAAGGCAGCGGCTCGTTTTTCTGCTTCTCTTGTGCAAGTAGACCCAACGCAATGTTGAGGTCCGCGCGATTGCGCGCAATGCACTCGGCTGGCGTCTCGCCATCTTTCAGGTATGGCTGGCAGTCTTCCAGCGCCTTGTAGAGACGGCGGCGCATCTCAAAGCTTCCTTCGTTCCTTTTGGTGCGCTGAGCGACCAAAGCCCTTGCATACTCGTTCCAGAACTTCACAGCATCGGCAGCTCTGTGGCGGTGGAACTCATCGGGCGGCATAAAGAGCAAACACCCTTCGTTCATGAACCCTTCCTGCGGGCCGAATTTCTCGCCGTTCGTGCACGACATCAGCTTGTTGATTGGTCCGTTCTCAAAGTCATCGCTGAACAGCCAAAGCTCGGCCTTTGATCCGCATACCGGGCACGGCTCTATTGCGCACTTCGGAATTTCACCTTTTTTGTACTCTCCGTGTTCTGTTTTCATTTCGTCGGCCTAACCATTTCTTTGTCCAAAGAGCATTTATTGCAAATCCGGCGCATAGCAACCACAAATCGACCTCGCCTGTCTATTAACTCGCTGGTGATGCTGGCGTCAGAAAGCTCCTGCGGCGTCTTCCACTTCCCGCATTCGCCGCACTGAACCTGCTTGATGCCGGCTTTCCGTTGGACTTCTGCCCACTCGTGCCAGGCTAGATAACCGTCTGGCGGCTGGTCGCCGGGCTTGTATTCGACTTGCATCAAAATGCAAACGTGGTTCATTTCGTCGGCCTCACCTTCTCGCCAATCCGGCGATAAACTGCTTTCGTCATCTGCTCCTTACTGTGCCCGAGCAGCCGTTGCGCATCTTCCAGCTTCATTTCTGATGCCGCCTTCGGTCGAGCGTCACGGAACTGGAACTTGCGAATCTTTCCGGCCAGTTCCATGTCTCCGCGCTGCTCTGCCTGCTCCGCTGCCTTCGTCCGAGCCGCCACGAACCGAAGCCGCAGCATTCCGCTCGTCATCTTGCGCTTGCCGTTCTCGTCGCGCCCGTTGTAGTAGTAGCTTGTCCAGACCTTGCCGCTTTTGAGCGTGCGCGTGACCGGCTGAAGCCGTGGAGGAAGGCCGATGTTCTTTGACTTTGGGCGCATCATGTCAGGATAGACTGCTCTGCGATGTCGTGCTCGTTGGATGCAACAACCTCCCAATGCGCTGGAAAGCCTTTTCTTGCTCGTAAGTATTTCGTTCTTCCTGCTTTGCGCATGGCTTGCATTCTGCGGTCAATCAGGCGCCAGCACCGCTGGTCTATATGAGCAAGAGCAGCAGGAGTCGAAAGCGCATCGGCCGCCAAAAGAAGCAGCTTGTCGTTGATGCATGGAGAGCCTCGCATCCCGGCGGAAAAGAAATCGCATATCGCATCGTCGAGCAGTTGGTACTTATTCATCCCCGCATCCCCGTAAAATCAGGCGCCCAAGCTTCCGCAGTCGCCGCCTGTGGCGTTATCCCTGCGAGCCTCATTCGCGCATACCAGCGCCCGACAATCGGCGCCCCTGAGCGGTTCTTGTGGTGCTTCCATCCGTTTTCGTCGAGCCACGCGATTTGCTTCGCTGCCCAAGCGCTTCCGGTTATCTCGACAAGCTCTTCATGTGCGAGCGTTTCGGAGTGATAGGTCACTCTGCGGCCTCGTTTCCGTCTCTCATGTTCCACCGCGCGATAGCCTGCGCCTTATCACACCCAACACGCTCGATCATGCGCGACGGCCCTGGAAGCTCCGCGCACCAGTGTAGAACGCTCCACGACACTGGTGCGCTGTACTTCATCCCGGTCCATGTCCTGCCGTTGGGCTCAATAGCGGTTGTTCCTGCTCCGCAAAAAGGGCAGGGAAGCAGGCTTGTAGTCATCATTAACCCCCTTCCTTCAGCGCCGCATCAGCAATCGCCCGGGCACGGTCGATGTTCGGCTCGTCAGCGGCAATGCGCAGCGCGGTTTCGAGTCTTTCGCACCGCCTATGACTTGCTACCAGAAATCCGCGCAAGCTGGCCAGCTCGACCTTTGCTGTCTCGCTTGTTGCTGCAACGTCATCCAGGTCCAAACTTCCCGCCATTACCTACCCCCCCAAAAATCAGACCGACCACACAATCGTATGCGTTCTCGTGCTCGTTTTCGCGTTCCAATACTCAATCCCGCCAGCGAGCGTCCTGCGGTGAAAAACGCCGAATTTGCCCTCGGTCACGTCTTCCTTGGTGGCTTCCAGCTTTATAACGTCCGCCTTGTTGCGACCGGCGATAAGCTGCGCTCTCTTGGCGGCTTTGTCGCGCTTCAGTCCGAGGTAGCAAGCAAACGTCCGAAGATGGCCGCCTTCCATGTTCAGCCGCTCCGAAAGCTCCTTTGTGTCGCACGTTGCATATTCTTTCCGAATGATGTCCTTCTCGGCTTCAGTAAGAAAGCGCGGAGTCTTTCCCCTTTTCTGAAGCTCGCCGGATTTAATAAGACGCGAGATTTTGTGGTATGTGGTATCAAGCGATACACCAATCTCTTGAGCAATTAGCTTGGTGTTTTTCCATGCATTATATCCCGCAATGACAATGTGTATTTTGTCCGTCCAGTCAATCGCCTGGCGATTTTGATTGGTTTTTGGTGTCACTGTCTTCGATCCTAGAACGGGATGTCGTCATCCATGTCTTCAAACGATGGTCGCTTCTTTGCCGAAGCCTGGCCGGTGCTGGCCTGTGCTGGCCGGCTTTCCTGCTTCCTTGGCGCGCTCTCGCCGCCGCTATCCTGCCGGCCGCCAAGCATCTTCATCTCGTTGCCGGTAATTTCTGTCGTGTAGCGTTCGATGCCGTCTTTGTCGGCCCATTTGCGCGTCGTCAGCTTCACATCGACATATACAGACGATCCCTTCTTCAGATACTTGCCGGCAATCTCCGCAAGCTGGCGGAAGAAAACGACGCGATGCCACTCCGTTGCTTCCTTCTTCTCTCCGGTCGATTTGTCTTTCCACTGCTCCGACGTAGCCACCTTGATATTGCAAACCGCGTCGCCGTTCGGCAGGTAGCGCATTTCCGGGTCGGCGCCCATGTTTCCAATGAGTTGGACTTTATTCAAACTTGCCATTCTGTTTTTCCTTTGTTGTTGGTGTTTGGTGGGGCGGCCGGTGCTGATCCCCGGCATGGCCAGCCGCTTGCAACGGCTGCGCATCAGCCTGCGCATTCGCCCCGTTGATCGTTACCGGCAGCGCATCCGATGCGCCTTGCGCCGCTTCGCCTTGAGTGCCTGGCGCTTGGCCTGATTAACGCCGCCGCGCTGGCCGTTTGTAATGTTTGCAAAATTCGACCGATCGATAGCCATTGGCCTGATTGCCGACGTTGCCGCAGAAAACATAATCCGCAACCAGCTTGAAATAAATGCGCCGCTCATGCCGCCTCCTTGGTTTCGTCGTTGACGATCGCGACGACTGCCGCGTAAATGTCGGCGAGCATTTGCAAATCTTCTACCTGCTCGACCTCGAAAATAATCTGCTCGCGCCGGTTCGTGATGTCGCGGCTTCTGGCCGTTTCCTTCTCGTGCTTCTTGCGCTTCGCCGCTTCAAGCTTGTCGAGCTCAGCGCGCGCCTCGGCGTCTTTGGCCTCCTGCTCGGCGCGCTCCTGGGCTTCGCGCTCCTTGCGGGCCGCTTCCTCGACGGCTCGCGCTGCCGCCTGCTCGGCCTCGAATCTGGCGCGCTGCTCTTCCAGCGCTTTGCGCTCGGCAGCCAACTTCTCGGCCTCGATACGGCGCAGTTCGTCGGCTTTGTCCTGTTCGACCTTGCGGGCGGCAGCCTCGACGCGCTCACGCTCGGCACGCTCGGCAGCCTCGGCATCTGCCTTTGCCTTGGCCGCTGCCGCCTCTTCCTTGCGGACCTGTTCGGCGACGCGGGCGGCCTCTTCTGCAGCAATCTTCGCCAGGATTCGTTCGTTCTGGGCCTTCGCTGCAGCAGCCTCTGATGCATGCTTGGCCTCAACGGTCGCGCGAATCTCGGCAACCGCTGCGGCATGAGTCTCTTTCGCCTCCCCGAAAAACTCGGCGAACGAGGAGTCAATCTCGATTTCTTCGACAGCGGAAAGTATCCCGGCCGCGCCTTCGCTCGATACGCTGAAGTGCGCCGCGTTGGATGCCGCAAGCTTCATTAGCGCTATACGCTGCGTGATTTCCAGTACGCGCAGCCGTTCCGCTTCAGCCTTCGCTGCTTTCTCGGCCTTCTCTTTTTCGTCCCATGAGTCGCGCAGCTCCTTCAGGCGGGATTCCTCCGGCTGGATGATTGCGACCAAGCGGGCCTCTTCGGCGATGACCGCTTTGCTGAACCTGGTTGCGTCGTCGCGCGCGGCCTTGCCGGCCTGCACGATTCCGGTGCGCGCCTTCGTTGCCGCCATTGCCGCAGAGTGGCACTCATCCCTGCCGGCGCGGTTGGTAATCGCCGTGATGCCCTTCGACGACTCGGCAAGGGCCTGAAGTTCGGCCGCCGCCTTGCTGGACTCCAGCGCAACCGCTGCGCGCTGCTGTACTGTCAATTCTGTTCCCATTACGCCACCATCCTTTCAAGTCGTTGTTGTAGTTCGGCCGCCTCGGATTCGGCGGCCAGGACTGCGGATTCAATCCGCGCAATCATCGCCTCGTCGCGCAGAACCGGGATAATCAGTAGCTGGTGACTCTTCGGCATGCGCGGGTCGAAGCTCGCAAAATTCCAGCGCTTGAACCCCGTCACCCACATTCCGCCCTGAATCTGCGGGATGTACTCGGCCGGAACGCCAGACAGGAAGCGCGCCAGATGCACGGCGGGGTCTTTCGGGCACTTCAGTTCGAGCCCTTCGCTTTCTCCGATCAGGCCATCCGGCGACGCCCCGGCAAATGGGTATTGAGGATGCTCAAGGAATCCGACTTGCTCGACGGCTTTCCCGGTTTCAAGCTCGAAAGCTTCGCGGGCGAACCCTTCAACGTCGTGCCCCCACTGCAGAGAAAAGCTGCTAGGTCCTTCTTTCGGCTGGCCAGTCATGCGCTCTACAACCACATCCCAAATCGCTTTTGACAGAGCGGCCTGTGGCTTGCCGGTCTTTTTGTCGCGCGCCAGGACGTCGACAAACCGGCTTGCCGTCCACTTGCCTCCTCTCTCTGCCAACCACTCGGCAGACCCTTGCTCACTCATCGCCGCCACCTTCTTGAGCCTCTTCGGCGACCAGCTTGGCGTCAAGCTCGCGTATCGCCCGCGTCGTCTCGGCGGCGATCGCCTTCAGGCGCTTGTGCTCGTCTGCTCCGACCGTCAGCCGGCCCTCTTTTCCAAGATCGGCGAAAGCGTCGGCGTATGCGACCTCGCCCTCTTCCTCGGCGATCTTCTGCAGCTTGGCGACCAACTCGGCGCGCGCATCTGCGTCGACCTCGGCGTCGGCTTGCTGCTTTGCCGCCTCGGCCGCTTGCTTGCCCGTCTGGCGCCTGGCCGGCGCCGGCATCGGGTTGATTTCCTTTTCGCCAACATCATCCGCCGACATTTCCTCGTCCGTATAGACGCCAAGGATTGCGCCAGGGGAGTACCGGCGCGCGAACTTGCGCACGGCCAGGTATGTGATTTGCTGCTGCGGATCGGTCGCCCACTGTGTCGAGAAGCGCGGCCACGCCTGGGCCAAAAGCACTTCAATCTCGCGCGGCTCGGATTCCCCCTTGAGGCGCGCTATGCACTTCACGCCAAGCCCTGCTTCGGCGCTTCTGTCCCACGTCGACACGTAGTATTTGCCGCCGCTTTTCTCGCTCGTCTTTTCGGCGACCTTCCCGAGAATCTTCGACCAGTCGCCGAAAAACTCGAATTCTGGCTGGCCGACGATTGCGCCGCAGGACACGATCACAGCGTTGACCAACTGCGCCTCGTACCCGAGCGTGCCGCCTTGCGTCAGGTGCGTCTTCTGCGCAACGGCAAAAGGGTTCATCTTCCACTGCGCCGCCTGCATGATCACCGCCAGGCAGTCGCCGATAGATCCCTGCAAGTGCTTTGGAATGGTGACGCGCGCTGAAGCCATGAGCTTCGCGGCCGTCATCATGCTCTCCATTGCGCCATCGTCCATTACCAACGACATGGCGCTGCCGGTGCCGTCATGAGCGACTGCGGGTAGATTTTCGTGCTGGTCCATCTTCGTTCCTTTCTGCCGAGACTCTGCCGGCAATTGGTTGTGGCGCTCAGTCGTGGTAATCGAGCGCTTGCTGTATTTCGCCGACCAGAAGGCGCAGGTACGTCTTGCATCCGGCCTCGTTTTTCGCGGCCATTGCGTCGTTCGCCTTGGCGATCAGGCGATTGACCTCGTGCAGCAGGCCGGCCGTGGTGTATGCGTCGTCGTCCGGGCCGCCGCGATAATCTGCCGGGTCACGGACGAACGGCCCGAACGTTGCTGCGTCGCCGAACCCTGGGCTATTCATTGCAGGAACCCGCGCAGAACGTCGCCAACTGCCAGAAGCAACACCAGAATGACGCTGACGAAAAACACCCTCTCTCCAAGCGGTGTGTCATCGCGAGGAGCGACAAGATCGCGCTGCTCTTCGGGCGTCAGCTCGCACGCCTCGATTGTCTCTGCGGCGATTGACGCCCACGCGGCAGCGGCCCGCATGTCGCCGTCGTCGAGCGTAGAAAGCGCGCGGTTTAGCGCTTCGCGAGCGCCTTCTTGGTTGGTCGCGGCGCTCATTCCGACTTCTTCGTTTCGTTTGCCAATTCGAGGAATTTCGCTTCTTGTGCGTCCAGTGCTGCGCTCCAGGCTGAGCTCCAGGCTGCGCCCCCGGCTTCGGCCCTGGCTGCGGCCCCGGCTGCGGCCCCGGCTGCGGACCCTGATGCGGCCCAGGCTGCGGCCCTGGCTGCGTCCCCGGCTGCGGCCCCGGCTGCGGCCCCGGCTGCGGACCCTGATGCGGCCCTGGCTGCGTCCCCGGCTGCGGCCCCGGCTTCGGCCCAGGCTGCGGCCCTGGCTGCGTCCCTGGCTGCGGCCCAGGCTGCGGCCCCGGCTTCGGCCCTGGCTGCGGCCCCGGCTGCGGCCCCGGCTGCGGACCCTGATGCGGCCCCGGCTGCGTCCTCGGCTGCGGCCCAGGCTGCGGCCCAGGCTGCGGCCCTGGCTGCGTACCCTGATGCGTCCCAGGCTGCGGCCCAGGCTGCGTCAAGTTCTTCTTTTGTTGCGTCTCCGTTGGCAAATCGCTCGGCGATATCCATGGCAGCGATTGATCGCGGGTCGGTCATCAGGTGCTGAACTTGCCTTGCGCACCAAACTGCGAACAAACGAATTTCCTTGCCGTAGCCTGACACGGCCCGCAGGCACCACAGAGCGTCGTCCAGGCCGTTACTGTCGATGATCGTAATCAGGCTAAGAGGATCGTCGTCTGCGGCAGTCTTGCCGAGATTTGCGAGCAATTTTTTCCAGCCATCGGCGCATGGATGATGGTCGCGGATTGCGTTTAGAGTTGTCTTCATGCTGCCCACCCGATGCGGTCAGCGCGCGCCTGCTCGGCGTTTTCGATCAGGCGAGAGCGAAGCTCTGCAATCTGCCGGTCACGGTCGCGGATTTGGCCGGTCAGCACGTCGTTTGCTGCGCACAATTGCAGCAAGCTCTTGTCGCCCCTTGCGACCGTAGCCATCTCCACGTTGAACGCCTCGCGCATCGCCTCTTCTCGCGCCATCGACTCGTCAAGAGCGGCGACCATAGCCAACTTCGATTCGCGCTCTTGATCGAGCAGCCGGCGAAGTTCGCCCACCTGGACGCGTGCCGTGTCGCTGATGTCCATCTGCTTGCGCCACTGCCGGCGCAGTGCGTCGACACGGGCGTTCAAGCGGTCGATGTGCGCCGCGGACTCTGAGGCGCGCTGTTCTGCGCAAAGGCATCTTGTGTTCATCACTTCACCCTCCTGCAATCGCTGTGTGAAAAGATTGCCCTGGCGGCAGCCACCCGGCACAGCTCGCGGAATGGCTTTGGATCAGCACGAGGGGAGAACTTCTCCGTGCCTAGCGCTTTCGCGCCGCACCGCCAGGGCGGTTGATCGGTGCCGCGTTTGGTTGCGGCATGGGTTTAACTATACGGATGCCCTAACTGCGCGTCAACAACTTTATTCGGGAAGGAGAACTAAATACAAACAGAAAACGCTTGACAAGAAATTGTGCAATCCGTACATTACCCGTCATGAAAAAACATCAAGTGATCGAGGCATTCGGGACTCAAGCAGAAGCGGCCAGGGCGCTGGGGTGCTATCCGTCGACGATCCAAGAGTGGGATGAGGTGCCGGATGGCCGTCAATACCAGATCGAGATTGCGACGCTAGGCCGGCTCAAGGCAGACCTGCCAGCAGACCGGCGGGCGCTGCTAAAAGTCAAAAAATCGGAGCGTTCCGTTAAGTCGGTCAAGTCGCGCGCCGGCCTTCGCTAGCCCTTCGGGGCTGGCTTTTTTTTTCGTTTTTTGGTGTGGCAAATGAGCAACGTCATGCACCAACACCCACGCCGGCAAGCCGCTTACCGGGCCGACACGGACGGATTAACGATGGTCGGTGTCGTCCATTGCGGCTGGCGTTGTCGCGTCTGCGGCGGTCAGCAAACATGGACGTCGGGTCGGAAAAAGATGCCCGGCGAGGGCTGGAAATGCGCCGAGTGCGCGAAATCAGGAAAGGGGAAATCATGAGCTGCAGTCTTGAGAGGTTAGAAGCTCCGAAATCGGCAGCGATCAATGCCGGACGGCCGTACTGCGTTGCGCAGGAGACAAGCGAATCAGGCGCGACAGTTCGAGAATTCAGCAGCACGTTGGCGAACGTCCACCTCGCGTCCGAGAACGAGCGCGTACGCGCCGAGAATGCAAAGCTTCGTGCCGAGAATGCGGCCATGCGGTCGGCGATCGACGTGATCGGCCTGACGCTGATGACTGTTCGGATGTCGCAGTCATGACCCCTCAGCAGAAGCGCCTAATCCGCCCGCTGACGCGCCAGCACCAGGCAGCTCAAGCGGTGCTGACAACCGGAGCGCTGGCCATCGGCCCACTGCTGTTCGTGTGCTCCTAGCTGCGAACCTACAGCGAGACGTTCGCCGAGGTGATGCGGCCAGCTGGGAGATCGCTATGAGTTACGAGCAATTTGTCTCTCGCAAGCTCGGAATTGTCGAGTCGGTCGGAATTGATGCGCCGATGCGCGAATACGGACTGTTCCCTTTGCAGAAGATGCTGACACCATGGGCGCTTCGTCGCGGGCGTGCTGCCATCTTTGCGGATACTGGACTCGGCAAAAGCCGGATGCAGCTTGCTTGGGCCGATACCGTTCATGCAGAAACCGGACTCGACGTGCTCATCCTGGCTCCTCTGGCAGTCGCACAACAGACGGTCGAAGAGGGTGCGCGGATAGGCGTGTCGGTGAATCACGCGCGCGAAGCGGACCAGATCCGGCCTGGCGTGAATATCACGAACTATGACAGGGTCCACAAATTCGACGCGTCTCGTTTCGGGGCGATTGTGCTCGACGAGAGCAGCATCATCAAGCACCACGCGGCGAAGACGCTGCAGACGCTGCTCGATATGTTCCGCAGCACGCCATACCGTCTTGCCTGCACTGCAACCCCATCGCCAAACGACTGGACCGAACTAGGCAACCACGCCGAATTCCTTGGCGTCTGCTCTCGCGCTGAAATGCTCGCTGAATTCTTCGTCCATGACGGCGGCGATACGCAGACGTGGCGCCTAAAGGGACACGCTCGCAAACTGTTCTGGTCTTGGGTTGCGTCGTGGGGCGCGATGGTGCGCAGTCCAGAGGATCTCGGGATCGACGCAAGCGCATACAAGCTGCCTCCGCTGAACGTCCATCAGCACACCGTAGAGATTGCGCATAACCCGGATCACGGCCTATTCGCACTAGAAGCTCAGACGCTCTCAGAGCGTCGTGGAGCGCGCAAAGAAAGCCTTGTAGATCGTGTCCGAGCGTGCGCTGAAATCGTCAATGCGTCGTCCGGTACGTGGCTTGTCTGGTGCGACCTGAACGCCGAGGGCGATGCTTTGGAGTCAGCAATACCGGGATCTGTCCAAGTTGCCGGGTGCGATACCGAGGAATTCAAGGAGAGAACGTTGCTTGATTTTGCGCATGGAAAGCTGCGCGTCCTGGTCAGCAAGCCGAGCATTTGCGGATTCGGTTTGAACTTCCAGGCAGCAACAAACCAAGCATTCGTTGGCGTGACGGACAGTTTCGAGGCGTATTACCAGGCTGTCCGTAGGTCGTGGCGATTTGGCCAAAAGTCCGAGGTCAACGTGCATGTTTTCGCCAGCAACCAGGAGGGCGCGGTAGTCGCAAACCTTCGCAGAAAAGAGGCGATTGCAAATGCGATGGCCGACGCAATGGCTGCAGAGACGCTTGAATCCGTGCGGTCGCAGGCAATCGGCGCGAAGAAAAACACAAACATCTATCAACCATCTCGGCAGATCGTTTTGCCGTCATTTCTGGAGGCGGTATGAACTGCATCGAACAAACAACCGGCGAGGGCTTTGTCCTCTATCACGGAGATTGCGTCGACGTTCTGCGCGGCCTTCCAGACCAATCTATCCACTACAGCATTTTCTCGCCGCCGTTTGCGAGCCTCTACACCTACAGCAACAGCCCTCGCGATATGGGCAACTGCCGCACGAATGAGGAGTTTTTTGAGCACTTCGCATTCCTCGTTGAAGAATTGAAGCGTGTCATGCGGCCTGGGAGAAACGTGTCTTTTCACTGCATGCTATTTCCAGCCAGCAATGAGCGCGATGGGTTCATCGGCCTGAAAGACTTTCGCGGTGATCTGATTCGGGCATTCCAGGCGCAAGGGTTCATTTTTCATGCCGAAACGGTGATCTGGAAAGATCCGGTCACGCAGATGCAGCGGACAAAGGCGCTTGGATTGCTCCACAAGTCTGTGCGCGAGAACTCCGCAATGTGTCGGATGGGTATACCTGATTATCTCGTGACGATGCGTGCGCCTGGCGATCAGTTGGACCGCGTACAGCACCACAAAGACGACGACTCATGCCTTGACTACTGCGAAAAAAACAATCTCGACTATGCCGATGAATTGCGAAAAGTTTACCCGGTAAGCCAATGGCAAAAGGTAGCCAGCCCGGTCTGGATGGACATCAACCCTTCGGACACCCTGCAATACCAGTCGGCGCGCGAACACGACGACGAGCGCCACATTTGCCCGCTTCAGCTTGAAGTCATTCGCCGCGGCGTCGAACTTTGGACCAATCCCGGCGACGTGGTTCTTTCCCCTTTTGCTGGCATCGGTAGCGAGGGATTCGTCAGTGTGCAGATGGGGCGGAAGTTCGTAGGAGTCGAACTGAAAGATTCGTACTACAGGCAGGCGAGCCAGAACTTGGGCGCAGCGCTGCGCACGACTGGCGAGCTTTTCTGACATGGCCGGCCGCACAAGCAGAGACAAAGGCGCCGCCGGCGAGCGAGAGCTTTTCGGCCTGCTATCCGATCAGCTCGGATTCGTCGTGCGGCGCGAACTTTCCGCGTCTCGCGATGGCGGATGCGACGGGCTCGACGTGCCAGGGTGGGCAATCGAGGTAAAGCGCACCGAGCAGATGCTGGCGGCGCACTGGTATCAGGCGGTAGATCAGGCAGAGAAGGCCGGCAGGAAGCCGGTTCTGTTCTGGCGCAGGAATCGCGCTGAGTGGCGCGCTTTTGTTTCTCCGCACGACGTGGCGCCCGAGCTATTTCAAGAGGGCGGTGACGCGCTGTCGATGTCATTGCCGCGATGGTGCGAACTTGCCAGAAGCCAGATGGCGAAGCCTGCCGCCGAGGGCTGCGAGTGAGCGTTGAGGCGATCAATTGGGCGCTTTCTCAGGACATAGAACGATCGTCCGAGAAGTTCGTTTTGGTCGTCATGGCAAACCGCTGTAATGACCAATGGTTATGCTGGCCGTCTATTTCGTCCATTGTTGAGGACACCAGCCAGAACCGCAAAACGGTGCAGGAAAACCTCGCAAGGCTCAAGAATTCTGGCCTTATTTGTGCCAACGGCATGAGAAAAGGGGCAACAGGATCGGTCGTTGTGTATGCCCTAAGCAGGCCCGAAAACGGTCTATCTAAGCAGGCCCAAAAACGGACAGAAGAGGATGTAGAAGCAGGCCCGAAAACGGTACAGCTTGAAACGGAAGCAGGCCCGAAAACGGACATAAGCAGGCCCGAAAACGGTCTATCTAAGC